GAAAATGCGGCCAATGCTAGCACCGATTCCGGAGCCTCCGGTGCCGGCATCGCCATCTGCCATGGCGAGTTCGAACCGTTTGGCGATGTCAGAATCCGTGGTGTAATGCGGCTCGATGATTGTACCCATGGCGCGCTCGGTACTGCAACGTGCCGCGGCAATTTTATAATTTAGTGGTTTGGTGCCGGCATTGACCGCGTTGTCGTGCAGGTCTCGCCAGTCGCCGCCACCATAGTACGGACTATACTCGTTGGTTGTTGCATTTGTGGATTTTAAATACTCGAAATCCACTTGAACAGTAAAACTGGTGTACACAAACTTCGCGGCATCGGGGGTGCGGATGTTGCTGGATACGGCATTGGACTGTGCAAGGCTCGGCAGCGGTCCAGAATATTGAATATCCCAATATTCCATTTCATGTTCGGTCCAGCTGTCACTGGCCGGCCGGCCGGCAACGGAGTGGAAAGACTCTGGTGTGATTTCTTGAACTACGAGTTTGCTGCTCAGCTTGGCGATACCGAAAAGACTTCGAAAATTTGTATAAGTAAAATCTGAGTCTGGATCCAGAAAGCCGTCTTCTAGAAATCCGGGGGCGCCTGATATTATTAAAGAATGACATCTTCTGAAACTGTTGAAAAGGTCTCTGTCCCTAAATTCGGAGTCGAGATCCCTTACAAAACTTGGTTGTTGCATCTGATTGGCCCGGGCCGAATAGGCCTCTAGCTCTAGAGGATGAGCGAGCACGGACCAGCCGGCGATTAGGGGCTGATCCTGAACAATTTTAAAGTCTACAATTTCTGGCCGGGGGGCGGTGTCGGTGATCATGTTTCCGCCGAGGTCTATGAAGGCTTCGACGACTCCGGGGGCGGCGAGTGCGGCGAGTTCATCTTCAGTCGCGCTTTCTATGCTGCTGAAGGACACGCCCAGGAGGGACACGTCTCCGGAGTCGGGGAGGTTGAAGTCTTGAGTGCCGCCGGGGATAGACGCGCCATCGAGGGGGTTATATTTCTGTACATCAACGTATATACCGGTGGTTGGATCTTTGGCGATGTCAGAACTCAAAGTAAAATAAGAAAATTTATAATCTGTGTAAAAGCTACTGTGTATTGCATCGCTTGACATTTATATTCCCTCTCCTCTCGGCTGGGGTGAGACAAAATACTTATTGACAGATTTGTTTTTTTGTGTTTCAGATTGCCCTATTGAAAGACCTGACGCTAATTTAAATATTATTTGAGCATTTTTCTTTTTTAACTTTTCTATGACTTCTTTTTGTCTTTCGGTCAATTCTTCGTCTTGTTCGTAAAAAGCATCAACGGAGTTCTTGGCCTGAAATTCTTTGTATGCTGGAAATTTATCTTCAGATGAAGCCGGCTCTGGTGTGAGGCCGGCAATATCAGGATCCGCTATAAGCGGATTGTCAATTCCTTCATCTTTGTTATCAGCAGACGCAAGAGAAAATGTTATAGGTTCTCGTGAAACTGTAACATTCAAAGAACTTAAAATTAAATTAGCTTGGAAAAAATCTTCACTATTGGTGCCCGACATATAGCCAGCACTACGCAGGTGTGCTGCAGCTAACTGCAGTATCATGCTGTGTGGCTGTGTGTCTGAGTCTATTATTCTTCCGTTTAAGGGTGTCTTAGACATTGTGCTTCCTTTAAATAAATATCTCTATGTTTAATATTTAACAGCAAAATATAAATTTGGACTTGATAAAACATTAATATCCATCCAGTGCACCGGCGACGTCTCTTGCGATGTCTTCAGTCGTTTTAGTGTCAGAGAGAGATCCCGGGTCTTCGTACCAGACTAGTCGCATTATTCGCGGGAGGGGGGCGGACTCAGTGTCATCCCATTCTATAACTTCAAAATAAGAGAGATGTTCTTCGTTCGATGCTAAAACTTTTTCATTGCAATGTTCTGCTGGGAGATATAATCTTCTCGACGTTAGGTCACCATCGACTTTTATGCCCGGCGGGTGTGGCAATGACTCTAACGTGCCAGGCGAGAGAACGCGCTTTTGCCAGTCTTCAAGGTCCGGTAAAGTAAAAACATAATCACTAACAGTGGCCATGGGGCCGCGCCAGGGGCCGTCTGGTATATTAGCAATCATATATGCTTCTACGCGGTGGTGCACGGCCTTTAATAGGTGCCTGTCGGCGGTGGCCGGCACTCCGCCGCGGGGGATGTACATAAGTCCCGGGGGGCCGGCGATCGATTGGCGGACGACCGTCGATGCTATTTCCGGAACGTCACCGGCGCCGGGGCGGCTACTGTAGGAATTAAAGTAGAAGCTGTCTCTATCTTCGCCGACGGCGACAGGGGTGTCAATCTTTATTGATGAATTAAACATTATAGTCCGCGGGTTTTCGTTAACGTGCATGGCAATTGCGGTGCCGGTTGCGTCATCGCCCCAACTGTCGCCTCCAAATAATTCTAATAATTTATTTCTTATTTGTTCTTGTTCAAATCTAAATATGTTTATCAATGGTCGAATTCTTTCATCAAAATTTCTAAGGCTCATTATATTGCCTTTCTGTGGGGATATCGAATACATCTCTCTTGTGAATGCAATAACAGCCGGATCGGGGGGCTGTCCTAGGGAAGCATCAAAGTCAACGAAACTATTGCTGAGGGCGCGCCGGGTCTTGAGGAGCTGTGATCTGGGGGTATTATTAAAAAACAGCTCTTTTATAACTGCAGACAGGAAGGCGCCGCTGACCCATGGCGGCAGATTTCTGGCGAGTGCTTCAAAATTTATTACTGATGTATCCGCGGTGTCTATAGTGTTTGCCTCATCCCCTATGATCATCCCGAAAATCGCAGCCATGGCGGCGGAGGTGTCTACGGAATAGGTATCAAAATCCCTCCCTTGATATTTTTCTAACATCGCGTCGACGAAAAATTGATTAAATTCTTCTTCGGATTTATTATAGCTACATAATTCTTCCGCATATGCAAAATATTCTTCCCAAGCAGCAATCATCGGACTAATGAATCTTGTATAGAGCAAGTCAAGGAATGCCATTGTATTGTCTTTTACATCAATTTCAACTTCGTAATGAGTAGCCTTGTCTCCAAATGGATTTAAATGCGTGCCGATAATTTCTCTGCGCGCTTCATCCAGATCAGTGGAAGGGGCAGCCGTATCAGAATCGGCGTAATTGCCGGCGCCTGTGCCAGTATTCATGAGTGCAACATCATCATCCATATAATCAACAAATTCAAATGCTAAGATCCTATAAGACTTCATGAAACCCATGGGGTCGGGCTTGGTACCACGGCCGGTGAGGTCGGATGCTGGTGCTCCGTAGCCTTCTGACTGCAGGTTGAGCTGCTGGAACGGAACTTGCATGATGTTTACAAGCGACCCATCGGCATGGGCGCCGCGGGCTCCGGAATCGCCGGCCGGATTAAAGAGCACATATTTGACATGAGAGTAGTCTCTACCGGTGTGTGTGGGTTGATTGCTGACAAACGGCTTCCCATACACGTAGTTATTGTCGGTTACAAAATGTTCTGTTCTAACCATTTCTGGAATCTCGCCGCCGGCTTTGAAATATGATTCCATTTCGACGGTATGTGTTGGGACTGCGCCTCCGTATCCCGCTACGGACTCCATGCCTCCCTCCACAGTCCAATCTAAGTTCAATTCTTTTCTCTTTAATCTCACAACCTTAACTCTAAAATAAGAATATGGTACCTCGGCGCCGAGGAAAACAGAAAGCTTTGGCAAGTTTATTATGTTAGCTATTGCGGATCGAGTATGAAGCGCCTTTTCCCAATCAAAAAAGAAATAACCATGATTCTTAACAATCATATCCAGATTCCAATCAATCGTCGTTTCGTCTGCGGTGAGGGCGCTATCGCCAAATTCTGCTGCTAGTGCTTCTTCCACGGCCGCGGCGATTAGAGCTTCATCGATGCCGGGGGAACTTCTGTAGCGCTCTATTGTTTTAGCAATAAGTTGATCTCTATATGTTTTTGTTTCGCTAGCGTAATAGGGGTCCGTCGGTTCAAGGAATTGTAGTTCTCTAAATACTCTAGACCATGTCTGTGGAATATATGGGCTGCGGAGTTTATTCTCGTCATAATCTGTTGAGAATTTTTCAAGGCCACCTGGGGCCAGGTTGGGTTCCGGCAAAATGTAGGTGTCACCAATATGGCGTGGAGGGCGAATATCGATACAAGTGCCACTTGTTCCTATCCGTTTTTCAACTTGTTTTTGTTTCATAACGCTTTTATTTATCATAGACATGAGCCGCAAAAATTCAGAATAAAACTGCCCTGATATTTTTGATTGTGATTTGTCTGTAAACGTCCGCTGAAACATCTTTATTTTCGCTATTAAAGAGGGCGATGTACCACTCGATAGTATAATCATATTTAGATTTCTTATATGTCCTTTAAGCGCGCGATCGGCCCGGGCTTTTGGCGTCCATTTTTTTATTAATTTTTTGTACTGTTCTACCACTTTCTCTAATGAATATGGTTCTGCGGCATATAACTTGCCATTTAAGCCCATGATCGGGAGGCCATCATATTCTAATTTTGAATCAGAAAAAACATAATATTCATAATATGGATTTGGAACTGTGTTATAAGACAATACGTTCTCGTATGTGATATTTCCAAAGAAGCTATTAAATAATTCTCTTGGAACCTCATTTTCAACTGATATATCAGAGGTTACTCTATCTTCCATATCTAGACCGACAGTAGAAATGATAAACACTCTTTCTAAATTTTTTATAAGTTCTTCTACATATTTAGGATCAGTCCTGGCAGAGCCGTACGAAGCCATCTGTTTTTCAAATACAAAATTCAATTTTATATTTGAAATTGTAAAAATTTCTTTGTTATTTATATCATAATTTTTGTTAAAAACCATCTGTGAACGGCCGTTGTCGTCAGTAGAGAGTGCATAATCCGATAATTTAATTTTTTGAGACATATTAAATACTTCAGCATTCTCGCCCTCGGTCGCCAGGAACGTTCCAAGATGTTCATATAAATAACTATTATGACGGGAGGTATCTGAATCGGACCACGTCAAAGAGGCTTCGCGCGCCTCAGCTGAAACTGTACTTTTGTGCTTTGCTATGCCGGCATCATATTCAGGCATGCCTGCATCGGTTGTGATATCAACAAACCTGAGAAAATCCCAAGTAATACTATTTGGAGTATTCCATGGCCCGTTGGGGCCCGCTGGCCCGTACATGATTTTTTCAACTAGGGAGTCCATGGTTCCAGAGCCATCCCCGCCGATTTCGAGGCCGGCCTCCAGGGCTGAGCGCGCCAGATCGGCCCAGTTCTTGATAATGCCGGCTATGGCGAGATCGGTGTTTTCTAATAAGATGGCGGCGGTCATCCAGCCGCCATGGCCTAAATCATTCCATTCTTCGTCGGGGTCAAGTCCAAGTCGAGCTAGTTCTTCATCATCGGGAATTCTAGCGGCATAAAAATAATCTTGGTTAGCCATGGCATTGAAAGCGTGGTCTTTTACTATCGGCCAAATTGGACTCTCCGACGTGAAATTATCCATATTAACATTGCTCAGGTTACTGAAGGCTGTAAATAGATCTTTTAAATGAAGAGAATTGTTTTCTAGGTTTATGTTCAAATTTTGAAATGGGGATATCCATGTATATAGGCACAAATTATCTAAGTTATCTCTTACAAATTCTTCTACGGAGGGTCCCAAATATTCAGCTTCGCCCAAGGAACCACGATCTTCGAGATTGTCTGGTTTTGTAAAAGAAATTTGTAAGTTTGCCTCTATTCTAATATTATCTTGTTCAGCGGGGTCGTCTGCGCTTTCATTAAGCGCAACATACACTTTTTTCAAGTGTACTGTGGGCAACACATTTCCAAAAGTTCTTTCAGCATTCAATTTAAGATTTACATTTGCCATTAATTATCCTCACAATTTATAGTATCATCGCTATCAATTTCTTCGCCATCTTCATTTATTGCTGCAGCTGCAGCAGAGGTTGAAGAACCTGAATCACATATCTCAGGTACTGTGACTGTTCCATAGATATCATAATATAATTCTTCCGCTTTGAGGTTTTCACAATCAAAGTCTATGTCAACATAAAAAGAATCGGCATTAAAACTACTTGCACAGTTACATGCTATTTTAGCATTAATTTGTGAATCTGTTAACACATCAAAATAAAATTCAACAGCTTTTTCATCTGTTGTATCTAAAAACACTTGCTGGTGATTTTTTGATACCATTATACCATCAACTACTTGCTCATCGACGTTTCTAAAATACTTTTGTTCCAAGTTGGTGGGAACACTAGGTAAGATTTCAAATACTTCAATATCATAGTTTTCTGTTAGCAATTCGGTATTAACTTCCTCCGCGTAAACAACTAAATCGTTTCTCTCAAGTTTTATAACCTTTCCATCTGAAAATAATTGGGTTTGATTGATCGTATCATTCACATTCTCAGAATTTAATATTGATGTTGGTTCAGTAATTGTCTTTGTATAATAAAGCGAGATGTCAATTTGTGGAATATTGAATTCGCGACTCTCTGTATCTTCCGGCGATGCAGTAAAATCATAGCTTGACGAATCTTTTGTTGCAATATTTATAATTTCACCTTGACAGGTTACAATTTTGGTTGCTGGTGCATTCTGATTGTCATCTGAATCGAAGCGCGCGTCTCCGATTGCAGATTCAAAAGAAAACTTATCAGTTCTCAAAATCTGACTTACCGGAGAAATATCAATATCGGCGGGATCCATTTCAATATCTGCAGCCGCAACGTTAAGGTAATTCCCTGCAGGTGCGAAATTTTCTATTTCTGAAAAAGATAAAATGCCTTCAATGAACTGGGTGTTATCTTTTATTCTTTCATTTGTGGTATTTCGGGCTTCAGAAAAGCCCGCATATTTGCTGTCGTACAAAATACCATCATCGAAGAAAGCGTAGTAAATAGGTTTGAACCTCCCAACAGAAAGCCTTTGCTTTCCATAAGGAGTTAATTCAAAATCGAACACTCTTTCTTTCTTATCTAAAAACTTTGCCATTATTTTCCACTCTTAAATAGTATGTCTACATCCATCTTAATTAGCTCAACAAAGGATAAATAATCATAGGGCCAGTTGTATCCAATTTCATATTTTTGTTTCTTTTTCTTGGTATTTTTAATCTGAGTTGTTGCTTCGCCGGCTTGATCAACAAGCAGATCATAATAATCTGAGGTTGCTCTTTGTTTAACTTTGAATACCATCCAACGAAGATTTTCATTTGATAATATCTTTTCGTTAATTAGTTCATTATCCCCCAGATTGTGTGTAACAGTTTGCGTTTGGAAAGATAATTTTTTATAATCTTTTGGGGCTATGTTTTGCCACATATAAGATAGGTCATCTTTATCAAATTGATATTCAAATTCAAACACATACATAGCAATCGGCTTGATTTTTGGATTGTTAATTGCATCAAATTGGGGAGGGAATACATAGTTCTGCAACGACTGTGCCAACTTTCTAATCGATTCACCACTAGTACCAAGTGAGTCTGATTGTACAGACGTCCCTTGTGATTCTTTAAGAGCCGCACTCCACCGGCGCTTAGGAATAGAGATGAATTGTTTGAGGGTTTCTTTTATCTTGTTTTTCTTCCCACCGGTGCCAAGCTTAGAATTAGCTTTGGAATTAATTGTTTTGGTTATATAAGGAACCGCCACAATTGCTTCTTTAACCGTCAATTTATCTTTTAACTCTCCCAATCTTTTAGTGTTGTTGTTTTTGTTGAATCCACACAATTTGGCCAAAGACTTAACTTTGTTCGGCAGGCTGCGTGCATTATCAACTGAAAAATCATTGTATACGCTTGGCTCATTAACAACATCATAGTGATTAGTTAGCCACTGTAAGGGTATCTCCGAGATCTCCATGAAGACACCGATGTTTGGATCTTCGGGCATCACTCCGAATTGGTGCCACATTCCGCGCGGAACAGAAGCTGATGCAAAAGTCGGAAGCGTTAATGTGCTAGCGTGTGCAGTAATCGGGTGTATCCCCTCATCATTGAAATTCATCATTGGTGTTTCCCATTTCGGTCGGATTAACCATTTTTGGCCAACCGATTTATTTGTTACTAATCCAGTGCTGGTTTCTTCTAAAACCCTTTCAACACCAAAAATATCTATGCTAGATGTGATCTGCATCGAATTAACATTAATTCTTAAACCGTCATATGGGGAGGGTATGGTATTATCATCGTTGGGCGACTCGGATTCATTGATAACGCCGGCGTTTGTACCCTCTCGTTGTTGTACTGGTATTAGCATTGGGATGCCGGGTTTTGGTAGTTTGGCTGTAAATGCAGTTGATCCACTGAGGCGTATTTTTGGTCCAGCATCAAATCGCCAACAAACTGTTTCTGTTTCTGCCAAAATTCTTTCTAAATCATAACTAATGCTTGCTGATGGCCTAAAGATCAAATCAACCCAAGCTTCTCCGTTTGTATATGGGGGAGTGAATGCCGGGTTATATCCCTCAAAGCTGTCGAATGACGCTTTTTCAAACGAGGAGGTATAAAATCCATTTAGTTTATTGCCACCAACCTGATATGTAATATTACGGGTTGCGTGGCTGCCCGTTGGGCGGCCGGCAACCGGAGGACCAAACGCAGAAGGACGGGAATACATTGTGAAGGTTTCTTTGAAATCCGGATTCATTTTTGGATCTTGAGGAAGTGGAAATTCAGATTGCAATAAAACATTGTTTCCGGCCGGAGAGCCGGCAAATGAGCTATCTTTTCTTGATGAAGAAACATAGGTTCTACAGCCATAGTTTCCATAGCCGCTGTTCTGCATGACAATACCCACGACACCAGTACCTATGTCACCGTCGTTGCCGTCGGCTGTGAGTGCAAAAGAGTCAAATTCATGCTGATAAGTTCGGGCACCATTGTGTGAACGCCTAAGTTTAATTCTGGACATGTAAACTTCGCCGGGCCGGAATCTAAGATCATTGGTTACTGTGTTCGATTCTAAAGTTGTAAGCTCAGAATCATCCAAGAAGAATGTCGCTGATTCTCCAAAGAAGTTTTTAGCCATTAAGTGATATAAGTCGTCTCCGCCATCTGCCAAAGAGGCTGTAACCTCGAATGCATTGAGTGTTTGACCACCTTTAGTAGTGGCTTGAACAACACTTGCACTTGGGTGAGCTTCCATATTTAAGAATGTATATCCAGGGAAGAATGATTTTGGTCTAATAATCGCCTCGAAAGGGATCCTGCGATCCCAAAATTGTCCGCCGGCATAGCCGATGCCACCGGACATACCAATTTTGAATTTGCTACTTCCCTCGTGTGTAGCATCGCCAACAGCACCGGTGATAGAAAGAGCAAAGTTATTATCAGCAGTTGTTTTTCCATAGTGCGCAAGTTTGATTTTTGTACCATCATGGATTATTGGATAGTCGACCGCTATGCCAGATTTGATTGAATTATAAAGAATACCCGGAGAAAAGACTGGATCAAAAATTTGTTTTAATGTTCCACCCATTTCATCAAGTGAACTATCTTTACCATATAAAAATGACGCGCCGGCGCTGGCATTAGATTGACTAATGATTAACTGTGAGTAAAAAGATTTACTAAATTGAGTGACCAAGTCGAGTGTTCGCTGGGCCGGGTAGAACCCTTTATAAGCATTGTATCGAATTGCGCCGGTACAAGTCAGTCTAATTTCTTTAGCTTTTAGAAGACTGTCTTTTTGAATTCCTAAGAATCCCTCTAAGAAATCAGAATTTGAATAATCTTTATAGAAATTTCGATGATGTGCATCTGTGATAGCGTTTTGTACGCTGCTACTATTTGCACCAACAACTGCGAAATTTGGTATACCAGTAAATTTTGAAGTATCTGTTCCAAGTTTTCGATAATTATCCACTTGTTCGCTAATTCTGAACTCGGGTATAACTGCGAAGCCTTTGGCTTTTAATTTTAAGTCCTCTTTAAATGATTCGTAATTGTTCCACCATGGTTGTGATGAAGCTGATACAAACCTTTTTGGTACCGCGGCTCCGCGCTTTTCAGGCGTCTTGCCAATAATAAACTCAATGCGGCCGGCCTGATCTCCAGCTTCCCATAGTGCCTCGCCGGCACCCCAGTTTTTGATAGCACTGGCATATTCAAACGATGCACTACGGCCCGGTAAGGAACCTGTCTCAGCAATGCGCGGGCCCGTTGGAGCTGCAACCGATCTTGGGGTATCGAGAGTGTGCATTCTAGCATACAAAGCGCCGGGTTGGTTAAACGGAGGTATCCTGTTCCATCTAAAATATGAATTTTGAAGCTCTCCCGCGGGTAGTGAGTTGGTGAGCATATTAGTAATTGGAGCGACCTCTAGTCCGGATCTTGTAAGGAACGAAGGCATTGCATCAAGACACCAAGCGCTTTGGGTCACAAAAATTCCAAATGAGTTTGCGCCGGCAACGTTATTGGTGGGTGTATATGCACTACCGCGGGGATCAACAGTAAGTGCTGCTCGTTCACCAATGCTGTCTCTCCAATACATATTATCAAAGTTTGGGCGATCGGTGCCACTTACGAATTCATTTCTCATTGACGGGAATATGTTTTGGGAATATAATACCCAGTTTAATTTAGTGCCGGGAGTATAATTTGCAAATTGAAGCACATTTTTAAGTGGGTTATAGGTTTGTTCAACATCGATGTTTGCAATATTGTTCATATCTAACTGGTTAAAGAAAATTCTTTCATTAGTGTTGGACACCTTAAATGTAGCATTCTGTTTAGTTAAGCCTTTGCTGGCGGGAACTGTCAGATCTAGGGCTACTTGATCTATATTAACCAAGGCAACCCTGCCTTTCATCGAAACCGGAGGTAAGTTGTATTTTGTTAAAGTGTCGGTTGCATCTTTTCTGATTATTAATTCATTTTCTTTTCTTTGTTTAAGAATCAACTGGTGGTCTTGTTGACGTAAGGCATTCCATCCCCAGCCGTATTTGGCGCCGCGTTTATTCAGTAACTGATTCAAATAATCCGGATTAGCAACCGGACGAGCAGCACCAACAAGATCCTCGTTTATTTCGACCGTTCCATCAGAATTTCCCATGAGCCCGTTATCATCATCAACAGGGTCTAAGACAATAATGTTAAGCCTGTTCGTAGGCTGGTGAAAGCGATTCGGTGAACTGCCTGTATACGCGTCTGAACTGCTTACGAACACCCAGTAAGGTGTTAGGCCGGCTGAAGACGTCCAAGCCATTCTGGTGGAGTTAGTAGTGTTTTGGTAGCCTGCATATCTCATATTTCCTACATCAACAACTGATCGAGATATCCACATATACTGTCTATCAGATCTCGGAATTTGATGTTGAATATTCAAATTATCGTAAACTGATCTTGTTAAATATACATTTTCTGTAGTTACTGCCATTATTGATGCAGTTGGTAACACATCCGGGTGGTTTGGCAACGAACTACTTATCAATAATGCTTTAATATCTGATGCAGAAGATCGAATATCAAAATTATTACGACCCATTTTATCAAAGAATCTTGGTCCAACGCCCGCACTTTGTGTCATTAAGTCGTTATTGGTTGGATCGCCACTAACGTCTCCAAAACGAATCCAAGTTGCCAGTGAACCAGTATTTGGAGCGATGGTACTTGTAAGATTTAAAATTCCGGCGCCGGCATATAAAGTGCTAATTTCAGCAGCAGAAAATACTTCATCGTAAATTGCCATGTCATCTAAAGCAGTTTTGGATATTGGATTGTAGGCGCTGCCGGCAGTATTGATTCCACCAATATATGCATTGCCATCTCCACCATATTCATTAATGCTCTGCATTGAACTACTCATAGAACCATCATAACGATCTATTGATTGTGACACGGCATTTAGATAGAATACTGGTTCATTTGCAGCTGACGAACCATCATAAGTTACTGCCAGATGAAACCAAGAACCCGTAGCTAATGCGGCATCGGAGCGCCATTTGCATCTATTTGTTACGCTTGTTTGGATCCAAAACTGTGGCTTTTCATCGGCGCCAATTCCCCACAGAAGCGCTCGGTTGGCTGCGGGTCCGATAGTAGCAGCTGCATCACCAAGAGTCAATATTGCTCTAGTGTTGCTCTGGCCGGCTTGCATATAGATCCATGTGCTTAGTGTGAAAGTCTTAGCAGTCCATGTGCCGCCGGCACTGTTTTTAAAGGAACCGCTATGCTTCAGGTGTGCGGACGCGGCAGTGACTCCAGAAGAGCCACTGAACATTAAGCCATATGTGTTTGATATATCTTTATTCGTATTATAGCTTATTTCTCGTGTTCCGGAAATTTCTATTCTATATTTACGATTTCTATGAGTTTTGTGAAACCCGGGCAACTGATCGTATGAGGCTCCGGGAGAGCCTTGGAACACCGAGTCGCGACCGAACTTGCCGGTACGACGTGCGGTATGTGAATTAAGCCCGTAGTCTTTGCCGTGAATGTCAAAGACGCGTGAAGTAGTGGGAGTACCGCCATGAGGCTCAGAAGTCGAACCAGAGGGCCCCTGGGTGGGTTTTAGAACTGACAAGTTTCTGTAAGTTAATGCATTGTATGGGGAAAATTCTGATGCCTTAAAATCTTGGTAGCCGCGGCTTTCTACCTCGGGACCGCCGGGAGCGGCAAACCGAGTAATTATGATACTTTTATTAACTGCGCCTGTTAAGTATCCGGTATTATATTCATCTACAAACTGGAAGTGTTCTTCCGAGCCGCGGTGGCGCTCCAAGAAAGTCATAACATTTGTTGTGTGTCTTACATTATCTAGTTGTGGAGGTAATGTAGGCTGGTTTTCAATAAAGGCGCGCGGATTATTAGTAGCACCAAACGAGTGTATTATCTCATATTGATTCTGATAATTACCCGGGACTGTTGTGCTGCCAGATTGTCGCGAAATATTCTTAATATTAACTGGGCGTTTAGCGATGAAATCTCTGTATAAATAAGCCTTTTGGTGTCTGTCATAAGGGTAAGGTTCCCGATAAGGAAGGGCTGTATCAATTTTCAAATCTGGCGGTGGATAATCTGGACCGACCATACCAATAGCACCATGAGGGACAATATCACATGTTCCCAATAAAATTCTCCAGGCTTCAGCTCGGGTTTCAGGATTATCTGTTCCGTCGTTTAGGCCGATATGCCGTGATTGGTGGCCGCCAACTGTGTTATAAGTGAAGGGACCCTGCATTGGAATTTCTAATTGCTCTCCGTAAGCGTCATGATGAAGATTGGTTATTTGTAGATTTCGGCCGACCTTATCAAGAATTTGAACGTTGTATCCCGAACTCAATTCTACACTGGAGCTAATGATGTTAAATGGGAGTGCTACTGAAGATTTTAAGTTTTTGTAACCTACTCCATCCTCCCAATCGCGACCGTGATGTACATTGAAGGTTTTGGTTTCTGTTCTAATAAATTCGTCAGGCCAAGAGCGATTGATGAAATTTGTTTGAGATACAGACTCGCTAGTGAAAGCAATCAGTACGTTAGTTGGAGTGAATATGTTCTCACCCTTGTTGACAGGGCCGGCCGGTCTTAAGGCTACTTGTGTAAAATCAATACTTTTTAGTCTCTTAAAATTCGTGCCACCTTTGATTTGATTTCGGGTTATTCTTGTTTGATCAAAGTCCATGGACAAGTTGGTTCTAGAGCCATAATTTCTATCGGCATATCTGCTACTTTCATATCTTACGCCGTCTTTGGTTTGAAGATTTGGAAGGCCTGCACTATTACTGTATGCGGGTTGTGAATATATAATTTTTTTGAATATATCTCTGTGGTCATCAACAAAAGAATTGCCTGAAGAAATTTCACTTTGTTTCGATTCAGCTCTTTTCTTCCAATAGTTGTGGGATCTATTGATGTCACGTGGAGACTCGGGCGCACTATCCAGAGATGTTACTGAAGTGGTACCATCGTCGGCCGACCCATCGGAGTCTGCTAAACCGAGATCCGGAGTGGGGCTGTGGGGTGAAACACTTGTAACTGGCGGTATTACTGGCTCGTAATCTCTCCAGAATTGATCTGAATCGATTATGTTTAACTTTGATTGGTATTTGTTTCTTTCCAATACATGGCTTTCAATAATATTTCCTACATTATTTACAAATTCAGAAGACGCGGGAACCATTTGAGATATAACTGCAGTTATCGCATCATCAAACCATTTATAATAATTGATATACTTTTCTACTGTTGCAACTTCCTTCACCCTACGAAAAAACGTTTCTCTAAGTTTTTCCATAGCTTTATATCTATTGCGATATCGGTTTACTGGCCGGCCTATTAACGTATGGAAGTCAGCGGCGCCCGCAAAAAAGTCAAGCATTTCTTCACTGATTGCATTATAAAGGCTCTTCTCTAAAGAATATACATAGCTTGGAACAATCTCACTTCTTCTCAAGTTTGGGAAGAGTACATCTTCATCCGAGAATGTTTGTACTAAGTCACTTGATACAACTTTTTCAGGATCTACAAACTTGTATGTGTTGATTTTTTTCTTATCTACAACACCGGTGTCGGAAGCGATAAATCCATAACCATAGCCTGTGTTTTGGTATCCCGAAATTTTTCCAACCCATCCATAGCTATTTCTATTTTCAAGAGAACCAGAGCTAAAGTCTTGTACCACAAAGTTTCCTGCAGAATCTGAGCCGGTTACGTTCCTAAAATTCCAGTTTAAAGCAAGGGTGTTTATATTCTTAATATCAGAACCCCTGTTGCCAGTGTCAAGGGCAGATATTGGTCTATAAGAAGCAGAGATTCCAATATTTTCAAAATCAAATGCGTGTTGTATTAAATCATCATCGTTAAGATATTTTGTCCAAAAAGCCACCGAAGATGCATATACATCACTTCTGTACTGAACGGCGCCAGTCAAGTTTGTCCTGTCTGCTCCTACATACGGCCGCTTACGGGCGCGAATTATTTGCTTGGCAATGTTGCCCGTTACGTCATGAGAGAGAGAGAAACTATCATAGTGGCCGGCCGTTTGCGGATTATATCCGGAGAATATAATTTCGTAGGTGCTATCTCCGGAGCCCGTAACAAAGGGTGCATATGGATATTTTTTAGGCTTGATTCTTACAGATAAATTCCATTGTTCATTATTATAAACATCGAATAAGGTGCTGCTTGTTAAAGAAAAATTGCTTGAACCAGTGGTAAATGAAGACGATAATTGGAAATATACATTTTTTGAAGCTGTGTCGTCGCGCACTGCATATATTTTTAATGTTGCGCGGTCGTCTTGCAGCTCTGTGGTGGTCGCGACTCCCTTTTCTTTATTAGAAACACTTCCACCGCCACCGGTCCCTGTATCCACATGAACAAATCCAAATAATGAGACTTTATCATAGTTGTTATCTCTGACAAAAGCTGGCCTTTGATTATTATAACTAGGGAACAAGAAGTTTCCTTCATAAGTTAACCCGTACGCTTCTTGAGTTTCATTTCCTTGTATAGAACCAGACACATCGATGTTATCAAGGCCGGGCAGAGATGCTGATCTCTGATAAACAATTGCTTTGCTGTTATTAACTGTATTAAAATTAATAAAGTTTTTATTTAGCAACTGTTGTTGTAAATTATTTCTAAGTTCGTATTCTTGATTGTTCGAATTTATTTGAAGAGAGAGGACTTTATCATCGACATTGAAACATCTCATTACGTTTCTTATTGCTTTTTCGGTACCCTTGGACTTATATATTTGGGTAAGGTTGTTATAAAGATTTTGATAGATTAAGTTTTTCGTATCACTTAAACTGTTCTCGAACTTTGTATCTTCGTTTCTATTTAAGAACTTTTCAATAATAGTCGAATCAATAAACAATTCTGGAACATACAAACCCAATGATTGGGGAAGGTGTTCTGCCAAGGGGTATGGCTTAAACGATGCACTTGGATAATTTATTTGTCTAAGTTTCGGAATCTCAGCTATTTGAAGCTTCAGTTTATCAAAATAAGCACCCATAATATGGGCAATATACCTTAAGTCTGAATTTTCGTTTTCTGATTCTTGATCTTGGATCCAGCCCGGTACCATAGAAATCATTGAAGCGTTATTGTTATAATCGTACGAAGATCCGGATTCAATTAATTCAGATTTTAGACTTATGACATCGGGATGATTTGTGCGTATAATTGGATCATGATATTCTGATGCCGCGGCAGAAGCCGACACGATCGCAGATCCTGTGTTTCTTGCGTTGGAACTGTAACCTGTCCAGGCACCGTTGGTTGCTCGTCCAGCATAATCTAATACGATACTATCGGTGCCGGTATGGCCAGTTATACCTTCGTTGAATTTGTAATATACTCCCAAGTCGGCATTTGAAACATCGTTATTTGCACCGCCGCGAATTTGTGTAAACCAATTACGCCCGATGTCTTTCGCTGTCCTTTTAACCTTCCAGTAACGGAATTCGTCTATGGAACCGCTAAGTCTACCGGCGCCGGCTGCAGCATGTGGTCCATGCGCGCCACTCGGAGATGTCACAAGAGCCCCAATTCGACCGACTGCAGCTTTAGGATTGATTTCTCCTATGGTTGTATAGCCGTGATTGTCAGATGACGCAGAGGTTTGAAATTGTCCGTTTACATAAAGTTCAATTGCGAAGCTGCTACCAGTGTTCTGCATTGTAATCGCGTAGTGGTTCCAGTCTCCCATTGTGGTGTGTAGACTGGCGGTACCCAGCTGCTGTTGGCTAATACTGTCTGATCCCGACTCTACTGTAATAAGGAATGGTTGTCCCAGGGAGTCTGTTGTGAAACCGCTACCAGTTAATTCAATTCTAATTCGACCGTAATCGGTACTAGACGATCCTGCATTGTTCCACATATCAAAAATGACTTGCTTTTTAGTAATTGTTTCTGCTATGGAACCAGTTTTCATCCAAAATTCAACTGTAACTCCATCGTCAAAATTTGCTCTTAAGTTGGAGGTGCGAGTTCCTTTTCCAAAATCGCTTGGCAATTTGGCAGTTTTATAAATGTCTTCATCATAAATGTTAGAATGATTATTTTTCCCACTATATGGATTGGGCATTAAATTCTTAAGTGCCAGGGAGGTTGCTGAACCGGTACCGGGGCCGCCCTTAAAATCAATATATTCTGCAGATGTTGGTACACCGTAGCCGTTAGTTACCGTTGATACCGCATAACCATTTCTAGCTAACGTAGCATACCCTGTTGTTCTGGGATACTTATACTTTAAAATATACTTTTCAATATCTAGAGATTTATTTAAAAAGTGATTTACTTCCTTGTTTGAGCCATCATACGGATAAAAATCCGTTATTCTTGTCATCGCAGACTCGTAATAAAGGCGAGCAGAACCAAACGTAACAAAGTTTTGCGGATCAGAATAGTCTACATATGGAACAAACCGCTCTTGTTCGGAAGCGATTTGCTCTGCATTTTCTGCTGATTCTATCTCTCCAAATTTTTCTTTTTGAGATGTTCCAGCTGCATAATTTTTTGTTGTAGTACTGTCAAAAAGCTTCTTAATACTCATATTTCTCTACTCTAAATTTAAACAGTTCGTTTTGCTCTTGCCAAGATGATAATTCATCATCGTAAAAGGCAAACTTAAATCCATATTCGTATCCGGGTTGGAGCAGGTTCATATCAAAATCAAAATAGTTTCCTGATACATCATATGAAAGGCCGGACGCAAAATCAGAACCTGTGTAATGAGGGACCGCTTCGAGTCCATCAATTATTCTAACCACTCGATAAGAAGCACTTTGAATTGTATAGTGTTCTGCAGTGTCGGTGGCCTTCGTATAAATGGTCGGACTCCAGTTTTTCTCTCTTACATATAAATTGAATCTCGCTGTTTGATCTCGCATATAAGAATTTTGCAAGTTTGTTATATTGATATAATAAGTCGGTTCGCGAGTGTGAGTATTACCGGTATATTGATTAGTTTGTATAGCTCCGGTAAAATACTGGGTTGAACTGTTGTTGTGCCACACGTCATAGAGAGTGTCTAAGGTGGTACTAGTAGATTTTGTCATGCCGATTGAGCAAGTATATATACCTGTGCTAGCATAGCCCCCTGTGATGGCCGTGTTGTTGTCATAAAGAACAAGGCGCGAGCCACCTGGAGAGGTGTCATCGGAAGATCCAGAATATAAACTAACATATATAGAACCGGTTCCGATGGCTGGGATGTTTCTAAGTCTTCCTCTGACATAATTGTAAAGGTATAACGTATTTAAATTGTCCTCGGCGGGTGCCAGTGAACTACTGAAGTAAAACAACCCTCTGTCATCTTTAGTTACAGAATTCCAGCGCGCTTCAATTCTGGGTCTCTTATAATAGAATTGCGAGCCGCGGCTGAAAAATCTCTTTGTGTAATATGATTTTTTAGCACCGTCGGGATTTTGTATAATACCTCCGACGTTGGCACCGGTGGAGCTAGAATAATATGCCTCGTAACTTGAAGATAAACGAATCCCTAATCCATAATTTGACTTATTCCCGTGAATCCATTCTTCTACAAGTTCCGTAATATTAATTTCGACGTCGCCGATGCCGCCTGTAAAATACTGAACGAAAGTTGGGTTTGCATGATAATCAGCGCCGGCGCTATCCCAGGCTGCAGCTTTAGATGCTCGCATCCAATTTGAACCTTCTTCATTCTTTGTTAAATCTTTATAAGTGGTTATGTCTAATCCATCGCCTTCTTCCCAAGATTTTGAGATGGCCTGGACTACTAGTTCAAAGTCTTTTGGGATGGCTCGCGAGTGTTCTGCTTCAAAAACTTTAAGATAGAAACTGACGCTGCCGCTAGCAGGTATAACATTTGAAACCCTGCTGGAAGAAATATCTGTTATTGGAAAATTCATAAGGACTCTTGATAGTTCCTGAGAGCCAGTGGCGGCAGAACTGCTGACCTGTTGTCTGGCCCAGATTGAATATACTTCGACGATGTCTGATTCACCAGTATTAGACCCTGTGGCCCGGGTGGACATATTTGTTTCAAATGAATTAACAATTGTGTTGTCGGCGTTAGCTGTAAACTTTTTAATTGCCATTATCTAGACTTTCCTGAGATATCTGATGCTGGATACTTTAACTCTACTATGGCGTTTTTAGGTACAATTATCATATTTCCGTCAGGAGAAAGATTCTTCTCAATTTGAATTGTTGCACCTGAATAATTTGTTCCAGTTTTATTAACAACTTTTACTTTCAAGACGTCTAAAACGCCGCGGACAGCTTTAAGTTGTGCGTATATATCACTAATTGAAAACGGTTCACCAATGAAAAAGCCGGACGAATAGAAGCTAGCTAATTTGTTTATGCAGTTATTAATTGTAGTAAATTTATCTGCTCCTGAAACCGTTTTTATACTGAATTCGATTCCAAAATTTAGTATATAGGGATTTAAAATATCCACCGTATCATTAATCATTCTATACTGATTAATCCAGGTTTTTAAATTTCTTTTTATTGTAGAATTGGTTTTAATCAATTTACCAAAACTATCTTCGGAAATAACGTACATATTTAAGTTTCTTTTTTCTGAGTTTGCGTCCTTCTGAACGGAAACTCTTTTGACCGATCCGAATTTAGAATGCATCCTATACGCGATGTTTTCGTAGTCCGCCTGCGTGACTGCCCTATCCTGGGTTGGGAAAGTATCAAATATTTTTTGTTTAACCTCGGAGGAATCCATGTTCGTAACATCGCCAGTGATTGGTGTTTCATTATTTACTTCTAGAGATCCCTCGACTGCAATAAGTTTAGTTCTTATTAGACTGGCTCTATCATTAAATTGAAAGAATTTGGCGCCAATGGCCGTTAATTGGCCGGAGCTTATATTTGAATTAGTTGGGTTTGTGGTTCTGAGTGTGACAGTAAGGGAAGTATTAGATGGAACGATTCCAAAACTTTCATTTTTGCTTAAACGTGTGGGATCAAAAGTTGTTGAAGTTGTATAATCTTTACCAAATATATCCATAGCAACAGACTGAGGATCTGCAACAACCGAACTTTCATTTGCTTTTCCACTACCAAATTGAAGAAATGCATTGTTTCTGTTTCTTTCAACAGTAAATTTTCTAGCAACAAGAAAAGGCTTAATAATCGATGGAACGTTATCAGATTTATAATTTTTATTAGCAATTTCTTTATATACCATATCTTGTGCAAGATAATCAACCTCAAAATATTCGTTGCCTTCTGAATCAAACACAGAAATAATTTCTGAGATATTTGCAGTACCTAATCTGACTCGTTTAAATCTTTCGTATGAGCCAACATCAATTTTCTCTGTTGTAAAAATACCCGATACGACTGTAGCATACGCTTTAATGGCATAATGAGTCGGGGCGCCCGTAGAATTACTTACTCTAGCTACCACAATCGGGTATTTTGAATCCGAGAAGTCTATGTTCGATATTAAAGAATAGTTTAATCCATTTGTCGCGGTAAATTGAGTTCCACGTTTTAAAATTGGTATGTAATCACTATCTGGGCCTAGGCCAGTAGTAGAAGTCGGGACCATAATAAATAACGAAACTTCTCCAAACGTCGATGGGCGGCCAGTGAATTTATAACCCAGTACACGGCCGTGTCTCAAAATGTTATTGTATTGATATGCTGTGTCGAGAAAAGATTCATTAACATTGTAATCTGTATAAAACGACAGTTGATCTCCAACATAAGCGACCGCGTCAACCATTAGAGAAGCAAATGAAGCTTCACTAAAGTCTTGAAACGAATCAGGATACAATCTCTCTGCCATCTCCAGAAGGTCATCACGTATTGTGCTGAACTCCCTGCTAGTATAGTTTATTGGTACAAACTTTTTCTGATCGTTGGCCATCTAAAACCCTCTTTTTAAATAGTAAATTCTAACAAATCTGTGATTCCAATGTTCGGAATAGAGAAAAATATTTTTATTGCAAGAAAGTTTCTGTCTGGATCACTGTCAGTAAAACTAATTTCTATTATATCAATCACAGGTAAATATTTAGTTGCTTGTTCTCGAATCTTAGTATTTATGGAGTTGTACGTCATATTATTAAAATTCTCAAAAAGATAATTTCGAACTCCAACACCAAAATCTGGTTCCATGATTCTCTCACCCGGAGCAGTCAAAACAAGCATTTTTAAATTTTGTCTAATTAACGTTTGGAAATCGTTGATCATTTGGTATCCATCGGATGTGGATCTTCTGATTGGTAATTTAACAGCTAAAGACATAATTTAATTCCTGTTTATAAATAGAGCGTTTAATCTTTTCCATCACAAAGACCACCCTTTGCATTATAAGGGTTGCTTCTCAAGAGTCCACGTTGCCACCATGGAAGCATTCCACGGGCGGGATTTGGGAACATCCTTGCTTTCAGATCTTTCGCAAGTGCTTTTACTGGGCTATCTTCATCACCGATTAAAGAATCTCCGGGTTTGAAGTCGCGAGAATAATAATAAGATTTAAACATTCTCTTAAGACGACTTTTACTGTTACGTAATAGGATCCTATCCCAGTTGTCCCATTCGCATACCCATAACCCACCAAAAAAGCCAGGTTGTCTTTCATCATATGAGGCCCAGCCCTCGTTTCCTGTGACTCCACTCTTTTTCTTATTAAAAGTGACGATTGTACCCTCAATAGGATCATCGCTCCCAAAAGGATTAAAGAGACTAGGTGGAGTATAACTTTCAAACGAGTAGTCTCTCTCTTTCTTGTACACGTATGCACGAGAGCCTGGTTTCACCCTTACTTGATCAAAGTTTGTGCTTGACATCCAATCCTTCCTTTTCATTGGATTGGCAATAAAACTTCCCAAGGGCCATGCGGCGAAGAATTCACTTGTTGGAAGCCAAGAAAATTGGTCGCCACTACCGGGAGTGACCTCTCCTATTGAGGAGAGGAGTGCCATATCATTATAAATCGCCAATGTCCCTGTTACCTTTTTAATTGAAAAAACGTAATTTGTTAATAGTTTGTATTTGGGATCTTCTTTGAGGTGGTTGACCAAACAGAAAAGAAGTTTACTGTTTGCTTTCATCTCTCTAAATTGATTAATCTTTAAGTCTAGGGCATCCACTTCAACAGAGGTTATCAACTTTTTCATGCCATCCATATAATAAAAATTCAAACCATATCGAACACCCATTTGGCCTTTGATTCCTATGACGTTATTGCCGGCGTCAAAAATCTGTTCCATCGTACCCGGGTATACGTCCGAGAGTCTCAGCTGACTATCATTTGACTTTATCTTTGATACTGCCGACGAGGGTGAATATTTCTGACCATTAATAGATATATATTTTTCTATTCCATACGGCTGAGTCATATCACCGCCGCCTGCAGGTATCGTACCCAATGATGGCACATCTCCAATAGGAACATTAATTAGTTCTATTTTATCATATGGCGAGGCGCCACTATCAGGTGAACTTTGTCGGCCATCGCCGGATGTCGGATCAGAATCATCATCGTCAGTGGGGCCGTCGTCATCGCCGCCGGCATACCCTGCTATTTTATCTTCGTCTTGCCGGTGTTCAATGTACCCCTGTGTGTTAACAGAAACTAGCTGATCGATGGGAGTGAGAATGTCATGTGAGCCATTTTCTGGATCTTCTGAATGATATTCTCCTATCATGTAAATAATGTCGCCTACTTCATCGTAATGTGCGTGATAATACCCAACAAATTCATCGGCATAGTTAAACCCATCAGATTCATTATTATTAACAGCTACTCTAAATTCACCGCCAGAAGTATAATAGGGTCCTGGGAAAGTATCACCTTGGTTATTCGGATCTGGGTTGGTGGGAGTTGGGAGGCCAGCGGGTACCTCTATAATACTTGGGCCCGCAAATCTTAAATTACTCGACACGCAAAGTTTTTCAAAAATATAATAATCTAAATCAAAGATATCCGGATTGAAGCCTTGGAGTCTCATATTGTTAACCATTTTTTCGCCCATTTTGCTAAGTTCGAAATTTACAAGTTGTTGTAAGATTATCTTTGCATATTCTTCTACCGATTGGACCGCTTCAAGATTTTGATCAGCTCTGATACCTTCTAAACTCTGGAACCAGCCAGCTTCGCCGGTTACCTTCTTATCGTGCATACCGAGTACCGTCTGTTTTACGTTTTCGCCATCAGAACGACGGTACCGACGAGTACTCGTTGGTCGATAAGTAAACGGATAATCAGTCTGTAGATTATTGATATTGTCAAATGCATCTTGTAGGTGGCCTCCCTCTGTCGGAGGGTCCATTGCGCCGGCGTTTACTAAGAAGTCATAACACTCCACTGCTTGCTCCAAGAACGCATACCAGAACTCTTCATCTTTGAAGGTAGTAAAAGCCTCCCAGAAGGCTCCCTGGGCATCTTTAAAATCTTCTTCCATCCTCTCTACAATATATGCGGAGTAAATTGAACTAAAATTGTCAGGAAATTTTGGCATAATCTTTGAAAAAGTAGGGATAGCTTTAAAAATATGAGTACTTGCATAAATCCGGATGCCGGCTAAAATTGTAGTATAGAGGCCGATTTTTGCTTGTCTATTAAGAATTCTCTTAAATGGCACCTCCCTGGTACATTCTTCACTACCTGATGTAAGTCTAGGATCCTCAGCTAATTGTGGATAGAATTTGTCTATGTATCCCTTAATTTCATCAAAATCAATTAAATCTTGTCTATGTGGTTTACAGGGAGTATACTCAGGGAACAACACCTTGACATACCCATACCAACCATTGTGTTTATTGGGTCTTATATAAAGAGGCGGCTTTGTATAACTTCCACCGAAAGTTTTCGGATCTAAATAAATGACGCGAGCATCTGCTCCATTATTATAAAAATCGCGACTTACTCCCAAAATCATGTCTTCTTCCTTTGGTGCTCGATCAAAACCATCCACGTCTTGCACCATGTAGCCGTCATAAGGTATAAATTTGCCATTATCGATCATTCCGTAGTCGATATCACTGTTTGTTAAAAAGTCGTAATTTGCACCATAGAGGAAACCATTTTTATTACTGCCTATTTCATAACAAAAATTCTGATATAAATAATTCATTGTTGCGTCATATCTTTGTTTAGATTCGGCAGTGGTTAGGCCGGTCAAATCAGACAACATCAAAACAGGAGGAGATACAGATGGCAAACTGCGTAGCACAGTTTTAAATTTAGGAAAATCAGATAATTTTGGAAGAGGGTTTAGCTTGCTTTCTACGGGATCTTGCACTTGATTAAAAACATCGAGGGCATCATCCGTGGCAACAAACTCAAACTCTCTTGCTCTAATTATTCTTTCACTGCCTCTCAGTTTTGCCCGGGCGATGGCGCGCCCAATCAATTGTGAAAAAGGAAAAAGTATTAAGTTGATTAGCCCTTCAAGAGCCCAACCCACAATCGGTATATTCTCAATCCCGTTTGGTAAATCGAACATTGGAACTTTCGTGAAGTCGTCTTCGAGGGCTGAGCCCAAAGGACCTATATGTTTAGAACCAAAATTTAATTTTTCAATAACCTCAACACGCATATTATCATCAAATCTATTTAAGACCCTTCCATCATCATTTTCATAAATATCATGATAATAACACTTAACATCAAACCCATATGACCATTCTGTACTGGTGCTAAAGGCAGATGTGTCGCGGCCGGTTCCATTATTTGAACTGGCCCACTTGCCGTCGGTACCTATAGGTCCAAGCCTGCTTCCAGCCGCATTATCCCGGAAATCTAGTGAGATATCTGCGCCGTCTCTTTTCCATGCTTGAGAGTCTTCACCGGTGTTAGCTCCACCTTTTCTGATTTCTCTTGTGATAACAACCTTTTCAATGCTTTCATCAACGGACACGGTTGTATTATAGCCGAAATCTGGAATCATAAACAAATTAACCCCTTGGGTCATAGAGCCAAATAAATTATTATATTGTAATTTTTCAAAATCTACCCAGTGCTTTTTCTTGCCTTTGGCTGAATTGTTTGATATAAATCCGCCTTTGTCGACCATACTTCTTCTTAAGTCTTCTCCCATATGCTCCAATTTAAAATTACCGGGTTTAATAATTTTATTGGTTCGCGAACCGTCTCCGCCGGCCTCCCAGCCGGCATTTAAAAACTGTCTCATCAACCATTCACCAATATAATAAGGAAATTGTCCCTCTTGGGCACTGAAGCCTGCAGAACTTTGGAAAGAGGAAAAGAACCCAGAAGTGGATTCTCCACCATTTTTAAGATTAGTTGCAAAATTTACGTAGGATTTATTGTTAAAAGCCTTTCTATGGTGTGCTGTTAATGGATTTCCTTGAGTATCGGACATAATCATATTGATGAATCCCCAAGATGAATCCGAGTTCCAGAAACTACCATTACCGAGCATATCTTCCAAGTATGCCATTTCCAAAGAATCCAAAGATCCTCCCATGGCGCCCATGACAACTGCCGCGGCCTGTGGGGATTCATATGGAATCAACCCATCATCACAGCCCGGTTCTGAGAATAAGGGCGGAAACTGATCAGCAAATTGCGATGTAAATCCTTTGTTTAAAACGTTGGCTAAGTCTCCCAAATCTTGCATATTCTCTTCTCTGAAATTGCAGAAAAGATCGTGCGCCTGTTTAGGACTTGTTCTTCCTTCTAAAAGCTGGGCGCGCATCTTTCTGAACTCTTCTATTTTCTGTGGATTAGCGCAGATGCTGGGATTTGCTGGTAGAACCTCATCATCATCTCCGGGATCAAGAGCAATAAAGTCCTCAAGTTGTGCCCTATAACTTAATGGGGTCAAGTTGCCAACATTACCAAAGAATTTTCCAATCGATCTTTTGTTCGGCATTGATTCTCTAAACTGAGGGTATTCATATTCTATTAATTGGTCTGCAGCTTCAAGGAAAGCCTTTGGTGGGTTACCAAGTAGCGCTTCAATCATTTCTTGTTGAGTGACGGCCGCTGATAAATCCATACCAAACTGAAGAGTAGTTTCTTGGTCCGCATAGGCCGCGGCCCCAAGACCCAATTGGCTCATGAGGTCAATAACTGTATCGTTTACCTTCTCGTCATCAGCATCTTCGCCGCAGATTGACTCCTTAATAACGGCGGCTAACGTAGTGCGGCCGCTCATTGCGGCTGGTAAAGCCGCTATAACATCTCCAGTTATTTCTAGAGCCTTACAAAGCGCTTTGCCGATGATTTCACACAACTTGATCATAATATTGAATAGGATAATCGCAATGATTTCCATAATTACAAGCTTGGCGAGAACCCAAAGTTGTCTAGTGATATCCGCAAAATCAGCAAAGTAATTAAGCGGGTTTTCAAACATCCAGCGCGTGGTTCTAAACTCGTTCATGTTTCTGCAGAACGGAAGTGTTAGATCTTTAATGAAGTCTGCAATTGACGGAGTCATGAAAGGTGGGTGCGGGCAATCAAGAAAAGTCAAGATGCTGCTAACAATCTGGGCGCCGGGGAATTTGTTTAACTCATCTACCAGGGATAGCAAATTATCACTATATACCATCACTATGGCTTTAAGATACGCCTGCATAATATTGTCGACAGGGATTTCTTCTAGCTCACCAATACCGGCGTCGAATGATGACATGACAGAACGTTCTTCAACAAACCCCCCTGAAGATTGATATGCTCCGGAGGTGTTTGGGGTCACTTGGGATTCGTAGGCTCCTTCAATCGTTTCTGCTCTCTCTTTATCAATTATTTCTTGAGCTTCCCATGGTCTCGCAATGACCCCCACACTTTGGAAAAATTCCCCTTCTTCCAATTGCTTCTTGACCATTGCTTCTAATTCTTCTTGCTTCTCCGGAGGTAGTCCAACAAATAATTCACCAAAATTTTCTATGCTCATTGCTTTGAGCGCAGCACTAACCATTTGGCTAAGCATCTCGTCCATGGTCATACCACTAGTTAAACACTGAATTGCTGACATTAACATGTCAAGAAGGCCACACTCTTTAATTCTGAATATTCCTAACTGGAACATATCAGATAATTTACTTTTAAGTGGACCCCACTGAGTTGATGAAGAAAGTACGGCTACACATAAGATGACAAATGTGTTTTGGCTTGATTCTAATTTTTTATATCGTTGTTCTTGGGCCATGGCGAAGACCTTGGTGGGATCAACACCATCTGGGCCTAGGGCTGCTCCCATCAACTCATCGTCTTTTATACTATCTGATATATCTCCTCTACAAACTGCTTGTCTAAACATATAGGCAACGGCGTCTCCCATAGAGAAAACATCATCTAGAATATCCTGTCCTAAATCTTTAAATTCATTATCAAGCGCTTCGCCTACGCAAGAGGCAATTGAGCGTTCTGTGTTTTCTTCTTTTATATCAAAAAAGACTTTTGGATATGTGTATTGTTCTATAAACTCAGTCCATGGAATTTGTTGCCTGGCATTGAGACCGGTGTACATCTGTGGCAATTGCGCAAAATAAGCGACATTTGTTCTGTCTTTCCAGGCGCCCGAGGCGTTGAGAGATTTTAGTCTCCTTGGCCCAAAAACAGTGGGCTTGTTCGCACAAGCCACAGTCCAAACTTTCAGTTTTACAAGTTTGTAATTTTTAAAAACAAATTTAAGTTTGGTGACCAGAGAGTCGGCGCTAAACATTCCAAAGAATTCGCCCGGGAGTCTAAAGCCTTTCGAATCCAAAAACCCATCTAGGTTATCGAATAAATCAGATAGCATACCACTATCAAAAATAGTAGAGTCTCCATACATATCTAAATTAAAGATTGTTCTATCTTTTAGATAATATGCATTTCCTTCGCCGATTGCTCGATAAACTTTGAGTAATCTACCATAAAAATTCAAACCTTTTCTAACTCTGATCATTTGAGATCTCATCTGACCTGCGCTATATGTTACGGCTATACGACCGGGTTCATCTTCTTCTTCCTCTTCTGGTTCAGGTGGAGCCTCTGGTAAGTTGAAAAGGACATCAAACCTTACTGAGTACAATAACTTAAGTCTAGAGTTGGGTCTCGGATCTATATCCCATTTAGTAAATTGTATTTCATCCGCAACGATCTTCCTTGTATCGTCGTCAATAAGCTTGTCTTGAAACTCTAACAGGCTTTCGACTGCTTCCATTTTGAATTCTTCAAATCTAAGCCTCAATGCATGGGCAATCTTATCTTCGCTTCCCTCATCCAAAATAATCTGAGAAGCCGTAGTTTTATGAGGGGTGACGAATGTAACTTCAAACAAACAGAATTTTTTGTTCAGCCGCGGTACAACCCCTCTCTCTTTCCAATCGGATACAATTTCCAAAGGATTCGGGATACAGGGTGCCTTACAAGGGACTTCTTCTGCTTCTATAATATCGTCGCAAACGTCTATAAGCCCGTCGCGATCGAGATCTTGAAATTTTAAGTATTTTGATTCTGCCATTTTATTGCCTTTTTAAGTTAAATATACGTTTGAGCTTCTTATGGAACGATAGCCACTGTCTTGAGTATAATATTGTTCCCATGCAACCATCTTGCCTCTCGTTGCCCACAATGCCATCAGGGCATAACTGTTCATTAATATTGAATAGGGAACACCAGCAGTCACAACCCATGGGCGCCAGACATCAACAGAGTTTACTGTAGTATAACCAGCATTAATTAAAGCTTGGTTGTAAACAACAGACCAAATATTTCCGATGATTTGATTCAATTCTTCAAAAGCTTTAACAAGGTTCTCACCCTTAACCGCTGATTGCAGATACGGAACCCTTTCTGGTGTATTGTATAGGCCGCCGTATACAGATTTTGAGTCGTCATAGTTTCCAGCAATTAATTCGATTGTCGGCCCAACAGATGATTTACCACCCAATGCATTGGTTTCACCACTGGAACCATGGCCGCGGAATCCATCACCACGGCCGGTAACAATCTTAATACTGTTTCTGCCAATAATTCGAATATCGTCTGATTTTATACCAATTCCTGCTCTTGGCTTCGGTTTTTGGTGTTTACCTTGGGCAATTCCAAAGTTTTTATCAATATAAGTTAATTGACTTATATAAATTCTTGACGCATCTGATGAAAACATATTCGAAACTACGGATCCTTCTTGAACGCCTTTTCCTCCGCGGGCTGAGGCGCCGCGGCCGACACACAAATCAATGGTGTCAGTTCCGTCAAAACCTCTTGCTCCAAAACCACTAAATATACTTCCAGGTCTATCACCACCCATGGTGATATAGCAGCCCCTGTGATTTATAACTGATTCTCCAGAACCAATTTTAAACTTTAAATCCCTCATTGGCACATTTGTATGATAGAGTCCGCTATTTGCGGGTACCATATTTAAAGCTTCAGGATTTCTTTCTAAGTCTTCCGATACCGTGGTTTCGCCTTTCGGCTCATATGCTGATACTGGATCGCCTGTTAATGACATAAATTCTCCATTTTTTCACTATGTAATTATTAAAAAGTTATTTTTTTAACCTTTATTTTATGCGGATGATGGTTCATCACCTGCTGAATCGGTTGGTGTATTGGAAGCTAAATTACTGCTGCTTCCCTCACGATAAGATTTTGGTATTCCAAGATGAAGATGTTTTGGATCAGTCTCATAGACGGTCTTGGCGCCAAGAGATTCACAAGCTTTCATAAGCATGGCGCGCTGGTGTTCGGTAAGGTTGGTTGTCCTCATATCAATACCCAGGCCGGTCATATGTCCGGATAAAAATTTACCATTAGCAACTTGTCTTGAGAATACGGCCGCCATGGACGAAACATCGTTATTAACTTGTAGTCCTTCTAGGATTAATTGTTTTTGTGCATACAGTTTATAAATAGGCCAGCATGGGTCGCCGGCGGAGGGTTTGCCAACAATTGCTGAATTACATTTGTTAATATTTCTTTTAGTGACCAAAGCTCTTGCTTGTGCTTCTGGTGTTCTAACCCCGGAAGTAATATAAATAATTTCAATCTGCTGTGCTGATATTAGCTTTCGAAGATCGACTACAAAATTTGCCATGGCTTGGGATACAGCAATATTGGAACCCACTGGTACCACATTGACCCCTGTTCCGCCGTGAGGAAGTGGTGTATCAACAAAGATTTTTAACTTATCAAATATATCAAATGTCATTGTACAACCTTTATCACTCAAAAAAGTTGCGGCACTTGAATTCCTTGCTATTGTTCTCACAAACTCTGCTTTTTGCAGATCATAAGAAAAATCGTTTTTATGTAATTCTACTTCTACGATATCTCCGGCGCCCGGGGGATCTATTTGTCCAGTTTGAAAGAATACTACATCCGTATGTAACTCAATTATGGATTCAACAAATCTTCTGTCTGCGTTGACTGCTAGATTACAAGGATCGGGAAGGAGCATGTGCGGAGAATTCGTCTCAACAATTCTTATTTTAAATTTATACGCAGGGCTTTGGAATGTCATACCTTCCTTCCCTGGTATGCCTAGAGATTTCGCTTCTACAGTGTCAATTCTTTTTGCAGGATTTAAAACAATTGCTTTAAAAAGGGTTTGTTCTCCATATGCGTCATATTTGACTCCGGACTTAATTGAATGCGAAAATAAGTCCAATGATGCCATCGGAGAATCAAATTCGGTCCAGTCTAGATAATTTCTAGCCATTATAATATACTCCTTTCAGTAAATATCACCATATACGTTTTATTAGTTTACCCTATTCCTATTAATTCTTTTAATGTCTTTGTAAGAATTTGATTATGATTTTCAGAAAGAAGCTCGGCGCGGGAGCCCATCTCTGCGGCTAGGGTCTTTTGTTTTTCGCCCAAATGTATGAGGTCTCCTTTCCAGTTGGTAGGATTATAATACATTTTTGCATCGCGATGGGCTTTACCAATCAGGGCTGGCGGCGATGGATCTCCATATATTATAGCATTAAACGGTTGTCCGGAACCCAATGCACTTGCAAGCCCAATCGCACCACCAGACCAGCCACCAACTTTAACTGAACTTGGGTTTTTTCCCTGCAGCGCTGCTTTAGCTGTTTCTTCCATACTACTGAAAGATGTCCTGTTTGTTTCTCCAAGAATTATTATAGTATTGGGGCCAATATTTAGCCCCTCTATAACTTTCTTGACATAAGGCTGCGTTCCGTAACCAACACCGGGATAAAAGTATATTAATAATGGATTACCAGAATCGGATGTACTTATAACCAGATTGTTGCCGGATGGTGAATTGATGGTTGGTGCATTAGTGGAAGTAAAAGCTTCTAAGTTCTCAAATTTATCGAACATCAAGGTGCAGCCTTTATCACTCAAAAATGTCTCCGGGCTTGAATTTCTAGCTATTACTTTTACAAACTCTGCTTTTTGCAGATCATAAGAAAAATCGTTTTTAATTAGTTTTATTTCAATGAGATCGCCGGCGCCCGGGGGTTGTAGACCGTTAGTCCTGAAAAATACTACATCCGTATGTAATTCAATTATGGATTCAACAAATCTTCTGTCTGCATTGACTGCTAAATTACAGGGATCAGGAAGTAATATATGCGGAGAATTATCTTCTACGATCCTGATTTTAAATTTGAAGGCCGGACTTTGGAATGTCATACCCTCTTTTCCCGGGATTCCCAAAGCTTTCGCCTCGACGGCGCCGATTCTTTTTGCCGGGGTAAGAACAATAGCTTTAAAGTTTTTCTTCTTTCCATAGGCATCATATTCAATTGATTCTTTAATTGAATTTTTAACTAAATCCAACGAGGCCATAGGGGAATCAAATTCAGTCCAATCTATATAGTCCCTAGCCATTGGCGGGATTTCCCTGGATTATATCGTATAAACTTGACTTATCATCTTCTGATAAGTCAAGGGTCTTGTCTTTGTCTTTTTGTTTGATACCAATTATTTTTACCAATTGTTCATTGGAACGCTGCATGGTCTCTATATGCTTTGCTGCGACAGGGCTTAGATACTTATTTTGTTCGGCATCGGCCGCAATTTGATTTGCAATTTCATTTAGAAATTCTCTTGCGACTTTACGATCGTTCCTGATATTATCTAGCGCTTCAGTAATCAAATTATCTATATTTTTGTCGCTCACAATTCACCGTTCTCCCAATCAATTTTAAAATTAGTATATTTTTTTCTAAATTTCTTGAGCGAGTTTACGATCTGTTTTGTATTTAGACCCGTAATCTCGCGCAGGTAAAGATAAATAGCTTTCTTGTTGAAAATTTCAATATCGTCTTTTGATTCAAATAAAATATTGATTGCCTTGTACACTCTCAGATCATTATCTTTCATTTGGGATTCATCCCACGAATCAAGCTCTGTATAAAATGTGTTCCAAAATTCAGCAACTTCTCTATCTTTTAAATAAGAATCATCAGTCGACAAGTATTCTTCTTCATAATGCTTAGCAATATTATCAAAATCAACTTCTCGCTTATTGCGTTTCTGCTGTCTTTTTACTTTATGAATAAACCAATTTTTGGTAATTACACTAAAATAAGAAAAGGCTTTTGAGCCCTTAGTGGAATCATATTTGTCAAGTATGGTCATTAACCATATCTTGCATTCATCACGTAAATAATCTATATTTGGCAAATTAGTGAATTTGTACGTAAACACAATCTTGTCCACCATTTCATTAAAAGCGGGGGCAATATAATTTACGTAAAGATCGGTTCGCTCTTTAATACAGGTTGTTTGTGCATATCTAATGATTGCGTCTTCATGAACTTTTGTAAAATAATGATTTTTTCTTCTTTTTGCTCTAGTTTTTCTAGTCGGTAGTTGTGAGATCATTTAATAATTCTTCTTCTGTTAGTTCTTCTGTCGATTCTTCTTCTGTTAGGCTATAAATATACTCGAATGTTTCGAGTTGTTCGTCCAAGGACTTTGCATGTTTGACCAAGCTTTGCAGAGTTTGATCTCCATAAAACATTTCTAGTTTATATACTTCAGAAAGGTGTGAAGAAAAATTACTTATTAGTTCTTTTAAATCTCCAAACTCTTCTGAAACAGATAATAACTGCCCAACGCATGCTCTGGCATAGGCAAAAACTCCAATATTCAATAAAATTGAAATAGTAGATACGCAAATAAGAACAATTTCTAATTTAGTCATATGTTTCGCCTTTCACTTCTTTTTTCATATCTTCTAAGATCCTTTTATTATCATCAATGTATTTTTTAGTTACTTCGCCAGTTGCATTCTTTTTCACTTTCTTATCAAAATATAGCGGTTTTGTCAAAAGTTTAGAGATATCAGGAAGTCCACATTCGCTGCAGTCTTCCTGGCGCTCTGATATCATATGATACGCAAAAAAATTACAATGGCAAGTATTACAATGATAATAGTACTTTGGCATTATTTTACCATATTAAGCAGGTCTTGTTCAGATATGTTTTCCTCAGTCGAGACTCTGACTGTCGGCGGGTTAGTGACTACTAATCCACCTTCGGAGTCTACGAGTTCGAACCCCTTTAAAATAGGAACAATGTCCATTTCATTTAAGAGTGACTCCTGAAGAGCCATCATGACTGCCCCTAATGCTTGATTAGAGAGTCTTAGTTTATTTTGTATTGCTTCGGTTTCCATTTGTTACTTCTTCTTACCGCTGATTACGGTTGAAAGCACTTTTACGTCTGATGACACATCCGCTTTAAATCGGTTTAATTCGCCGCGAAGTTCCGTGATTTCATCCTTGAGGTTACTTAATCTTAAGTTTAAACTTGTTACTTTCTCATCAAGTTCTTTGTTGTTTGTTGTGGCCATAATATACTCCTTTATGTTTTATGGTTAGGTGTTGTTGCAAATTAATGCAGTTTCGTTTGTTGCTCATGTCTTTTCCCATGTATAGCTGTTAATAGCTTTATCATCTATAAACAGATCATAGACGGGTTTACCGAGCTTTAATTCGTGATGTTTTGCACCCCAGGCAGTAAGCTGGTCTTTGGTAACATTAAACCAGTCAAGGCCTGTACCACTGCCGCGGGCGGTCCAGTATACTATAGTGTGTCCTTCATCGTAGTACTTATTAACTTTCTGAATATTTTCTACAATAGGCTCTGAAAGGCTATAATTTCTATCTTCTGGGGTATTAGCAATTGTCTCGTCGATATCAACGTAAATAATCATTGGTGTACCTCTTCCTTATCATAGAAATAGTCTGCTTGATTGAATGCAGTTGAACATAAAACTAATAGGATGTCGTGGCCGGTCATGTATTCTTGCTGGGCCCACACCATTCTGTCAAGAAATACAACTTCTCCCGGTGTAAGCATTATATTCTCTACCCCATCTTTTGAATAAAGATCTACTTTTACTTGACCTTGCACACAAAATATGTATTGCTGATCTTCATAGTGTCCATGCTTTCCGCGGATTTCGCCCTTTGGTGTATCCGTGATATAATACATTCTTCTTGGGATAAATTTTAAATCCGTTAATTCCATATACCGCAGTATTCCGGTTTCTTTGCTTCCGTTTTCAGATAGCATTACTGACCTCCTTTATTACAACTTCTACTTCTTCGTCTGTCATCATTTCGTGATATGGGATGCTAACTGTAGAATTTGATTCCATAATCGATAACGGCAAATTAACCTCGGTGATTGGCGCATAACATTCTATGTCATGAACCGAGCGATAATGAATACCACATTGAACACCAGCCGCCTTTAGCGAGTCCATAAATTCGTCTCTGTCATCGGTCCTCAATCTGTATAAATGGCGACTTTTATTTGATAATCCAAATGCACTATTATAGTGTTCTCTTATCTCGTCATATCTTTTAGCTTTCCTTTCAAGCTTCTTAAAGTTTTCTAGGCCCACCCAAGCTTGTACTGAATTCATGTACATCTTCCAGCCGGGTAATACAAATTTTCTTTCCCAACTGTTGTCTTCAAAGTTGGTGCCATATCTTGTAAGAATCTTTAATCTCTTTATCTTGTCCTCATCGTTTGATACAATCATACCGCCATCAATACTGCCAACTGGTTTTGTTGGATAGAAGCTGAATATCATTAGATCTTCATCATCTGCTTGTTGACTAAATTGATTTTTATCAAGTTGCTGGGCTGAATCTATAATCTTATAATTTTGGAACCGGTGCAAAGTATAAGCGCTTCCTACCCAGTTGATGTCATCACGGTATTTAATATCGTGTCCCGAAGTTAATATAGCGTTGGGAACAACCGGTGGAATAATCGATGGTATTTCAACAGTCGTAGCCTCTTCTTCTAAAAGGGTCATAAAGATGCCCATAGTCGCGCTGTGGAGTGCACAAGCATACTTAGCGCCCACATGGTCTGCGATGCGCTCTTCGAACTCCTGGACCACCTTATCATTTAGTAGTGGCCGGAACTGAGATGTATCAATTACATAATCATTGACGTGCATTAATTTAATCATAATTTTCCTAGCAACATATCTTTAAACATCATCCAATCACAAATTTTTGCTTTTATTGGATTATTAAACGCTGCCGGCTTGTTTTTTTCAAAAAGGAAATGCCCAGACCAAGCAAACGGATATATAATAAATGGTAAAATAAGATATGCTGCTATACTCACCTTATAACCTATCATAACACAAAGTAAAAATAATGTTACTAATTGACCGAAAAAATGCAGTCGCCGGCACCATTTGCTTTGATGCAGTGTAAGATAGTGTTTATAATATTCCTCAAGATTCATCTTCTAATTCCATAAACGTTTTTATATTATAATGTCTTTTGTTGTCTAAGTCAATGTTTTTTTCTTTTACATGGCGTATTATTTGTTGTATTGAATTGGCAGGACCAAACTCCGGAGTAAAATCTAGCACTCTTTTAGCTTTTTCATTAGAAGCCAAATAGTTTCTTACATCTGGTCGATTTTGTGTATCAACCTCTATCACCATTCCCGCTGCAGCAAACTCATTAACAACATCATTTGCCAAACGACCAATAGTATAGTTTTCACCACATATATTGAATACTTCCGAAATGTTAAGACTACACATTATAGCTTTTCTATATGCAGTTACTACATCTCGTATATCAATGAGCGGTCTCCATAAGTTTGGGTTGTGAACCGTAATTTTTCCTTGAGATAGCGCATACTTAGTCATAGTATTTACCACTAAGTCAAATCTCATACGTGAAGACCAGCCGCCGACAGTACCCTTTCTCATTGCGATCGGCCTGAAGCCTTCATCTGCCATCTTCATGATTGCATACTCACCCTGTAATTTAGAGATGCCATAGGGGTACTGCGGGTTTACAGGACTGTCCTCGTCCATGACCTCATTATCTGTAAACCCATACACGCTACACGAGCTAGCATATACAAACCGCGGTACTCCTGCTTGCTTAGATATAAAGGCAAGATATGTGGGTACTGCGGCGTTCTCTATAAAATTCTTTGACGGACTAAAATTGGCCATCGGGTCATTAGATAACCCAGCTAAAAAGACTACGGCATCATATCCTCTAACATCTTCTTGCTTCAAATCTATCAAATTTTTGTTTATTTGTTTTACATCATCGCTAAGATAGTTTCCAAACCAAAACAGGTCGACCACGGTTACATCATATCCTCTTAAACTTAAGTCATTTGATAATTCAGTGCCAATATAGCCTGCTCCACCAGCAATTAAAATCTTTTTCTTGTCGTAGCTCACAAACACTTCTCCCTAAAATCATCATAATATTTGTACCAAATCTTAACCGCATTGTTCTCATTCATCAAGGTGGCGTATCTGATACAGTTCTTGTTGTTTTCATCGCCGTCCCAAACAGTGCCCCATGGCTTTCGGCGGCCGCTGTAATGTATGACTTTAACATTTGGAGCGTTGTCATCGTAGTGTTCAGGATTTCCTTTACCGCCGCCTCCGAACTCTTGGAAATTATATAAGTTGGTTATGACTTTGACATCCGGGTTGCTTGGGCTAAAGAAGTGTTGACAAGTTACTTGGTCACCGTCTGGTCTATCTTTAATACCAGTTGTTATTACTGCTTTTATCATTTCATCATAAGCATGGCCGGTAAGATATTTGGCCCCTGCAACAAGGATACCTAAATTTGGAAACTTCCAAATGATTTGTTTGTCATCTTCAATGATATCCGAAAAATCTCCTGTACACAACATATCAGCGTCCAGGTAAACGCTTTTTTCATATCCTATTTGAGAAAATGTTTCAAAAGACAAATATACATCAAAATTTCCCACACCATAAATCGTACGCGGTATGTGTTTATAAAAGTCCGAATTTTTAGGTGGTTTGAACATAGTTTCACTGTGTGCTTTTCTGATCAAGTTCATGCTATCTTCATTTAAATTATTGTAGGGTACAACAAAGTCACAGTCATCTACCACTCTCAAGTTCTTCTTAATAGAATGAATAAGGACGGCGGCTGCTAATGCAAAATCGTCTGATGCCGGAATACATATTACATATTTTTTCATGTTTCTCTCCTAACTAAGAAGTCTGCTAGCGCCTTTTTATGGTCCGGCAGGCTTTCATAATGTTCTTTTTTCATTTTTCCTCCAAAAGTCGAGCGCCACTCAGTTGGGTGTACGCCATAATAAACTGATAACAAAGTTCTCTCCCCTTTCTCTACTTTTGAGCCCTTATGAAAACCACTTGTATTTCCGATAATGAGGTCACCAACATTACCAGTGCATTTAATAATTCTATCTTCGCCATAAATAGAGCTTATTTCTCGATGGGCCCACCTGTATTTTGAATCCCAACCATCAAATTTCTCAATTTGACTTCCCCTTGTATAAGTGAATGGGCCATTGTTTTCGTCCACATCGTCAAGGTAAAAGAAAAATTTAATAAAGCGTGGGCTATCCTTATCACAGTGAAATAGCGTTGTTTGACCGTTTCCAGGTATATTATGTTCTAAGGTTTCTGTTGCCTTGCTCTTTCTCAATTGGACATTTGTTATGGCCGGCATACAGTTAAAATAATTTTTGGCCACTTCTACTACTTTATCATCGAATGCGATATTAAATACGGAGTCGCAAGTAAGTAATGGGTGGGATACTTGCTCAGTATAAAAATCGCTATATTGTAATTCGCCTTTTTCTTTGATTGCTTCAAACTCTTGTTTCACAGCTAATAACCTTCCAGGATCTATAAAATTTTCAACCTTTGTGAATCCGTTAGTATTGACATCTTCGGCGATGGCGAGATACTCGTCTGATATATCTACACCATACTTGTCTTGCCTTTCATAAATCGATTTTATATACCTTTTGATTTCTTCATCTTTGCCCCAAGCACAAGATGGATTTATTTTAATTTTTATCATGCTCTACATCCAAAATATTTTCTTCTAACCTCTGGGAAATCATCAAACATATGAAATTCAAATTTTAATTTGTTTAGCAAATCGAGATTTTGTAAATGATATTTAACAAGTCTGTGATTAGATATTCTTCCGCTGGCATCTGTATCACAATTTCCAGGCTTATTATATTCGTCTAAATGATCATACAAGGAGAAAAAGTCTGATGAATTCTTTGAATTTGCAAAGAACCATAAGTCTAAAAACCCTTCGTCGTTTTTAGGGTAACCCTTGGTATCCAGCTTTAATTCTTTTAAAATTGGGTGGCCGGTCGCGACTAGATCATAGAGGGGGCCGCGGCCGCCCTTAAATAAATCATTTCCATGACGATCAATAACTGCCGACCATTTTCCTGAATAAAAATAATCCTTATCAAAGTTGTCGAACGTCACATCGGTTTCAAATGCTAAATCAAAACGGGTTGTCATGACGAAGTCATATTCAAATCCATTTTCAGTTTCATAATCTTTTCGATATTCGTTGACCATCTTATTAGAGTACCAGCGGCTGTAATGATTGTTCTTGCGCGCGTCTTCTCCTTTGACGTACTCCGGTATTTCGAAGTATATTTGTTCTTCAAAAACGCTCTTAATGGGATTATAGAGTTCTATTGTTTTCTCTTCTAATTCTTTATCCCAGCAGTGCACGAATACATCAACATCATTCTTGTCAATTATATGGCGCTTATAGTGCTCATGCCCCTTGATTAAAACGCGAGGATCAGAGTCAAAAAACCCAGATTTCCCTTGTATATTTCCTACTTTGCCGCTAAGGCATAATGCTACTTTGCTCATATTTCACCTAATCTTTTTTTTATGTTTTCGTAACTTGTCATATCAATTGAATCGCATGCCTTGTCGTCTATCAATAAATCATAATGAAGTTTACCCATTACTAGTTGGTGATATTTAACACCCCAAACATCTAATTGATTAAGAGTGAGTTCATACAAATTAGTATAAATATCACTAACATTTCCTTTGAACCCTGTCATTCCGCGGGCTGTATATATAATGATAGTGTTCCCTTCATCATAACACTGATTTGCTATTTTAATCATAGGTTCTAGTGGTCTACAAGAATGGTACTTGTTTATTTTTCCAGTGGCAGGTGTTCTATAACATAATACGTCATCTAAGTCAAACGCTATAATTTTGTCGCGCACACAATCTCCTCAATCCGTTGGCGAAGTCTTCGTCGTATTTTATCGTCCACTCCAGGAAACTTAGCCTTTAAGACTTTAAATTCCTCTGAAGCAAACACATAATGGCCGGATGTCCTTATTATAACATGTTTCTTCATTTCATTTGTACAGCAATTTATAGAAGACGGGAGCCATTTAACCCATTTTTGTGAATCATAACAAAGTTTATAAAACTCATTTAACGATTCTTCATCAAAATGGTTAAGAATTTCCTCTAAAATACACTGAGTCTCAATAACCCCAAACTCAGGTGCTATATTAAGAGCCGACAAACCGAGCTTAAAGCGCTTTCTAATATCGTCAGGGGTAAGATAGTCTCCATTGTGCTCTTTAGAATGCAAACCATATGTACGACAAATTTCTATCATCTGTTTGCACTTTGAAGTGTTAAATTTGCCAATGTTTCTGGTTCCCTCGATACGAGTGCCACCTTGAATTACAGCATAGACAATTTTATTAAATAAGGTCTCCCCCACACCCTCTTTTACTGACTGTATTATTATTTCTAACTCCTCTGCAGTATATGGCCTGATGGCTTCTTCTGTACCAATTTCATAAAAGCAATTTGGGTTTACGTCATTACATATTTTAATGAGTTTAATTGTCTCCGTTATTCCATCTTCAAGTGAAGTATGGATCTTCCATGGGTCGATATGTAGATAATCGAATCCCAAACTAGCATCTAAGATCAGGGATTCTGTACCATCATCTAATTCTCTCCCCTGTCCGGGGCCGGCGTGGTCTCTTTGTAATATAACATTTTTGTTTTTTGATCGAGCATAGCTTATGAATTCATGAGTTTTCCAGTTGTTAACGTATCCGCCGTCAAATTCGATCTGCCTTCTAGATGGAAGGAGGCCTAGGCTTACTTTGTTCTCACGGCAGACTTCAGCTACCACGTCAACTATGTTTTTACTCATGGGTCCAATAAAAAGTTTTGTCATTTTTGTTCCTTTATTAGATTATATAGGCTTTCCTTTCCTAAGTAAAATAACATCTTTGAATAAGGGTAGTGGTGAAGTGCCGCAATATTTAAAAAGATTAATGATGTTAATAGCTTAACTTTATATACATCGAGTTGATTTTCTTCTAAAAATTCAAAAAATTGTTTTTCATTCTCAACTAAACAATGTTTGCGATATAAATCATAAGTTATAATATTGTCCATCTGATTTATCTCAAAGCAGTCTTTATTGACAAGTTCATGAGAAACAATTAAACCGTGAAGTAACTTTGCTAGATCATAATATAAATCTCCATGAGATGTAAGGCCACCAAAGTTTTGCCTCCAGTCTAGTAGATAAAAGTCTCCTGTTTCTGCAACAAGTATATTTTCAAAATGCAAATCACCGTGCATTCTCGTCGGCTTTCCACTATACAATCGTTCCCAATCTATTTTAGATAATAAATACTCAAGGGTTGGGGTTTCTACTCCATTTATTGTTTCGCGTACGTCTTTTTCTGAAAACCGATCGAAGTACAATTGAGTTCTTTTTTCCGTTTTTTCTTTGTAAAATTTTTCACACACATTTCTAAACTCTTCGTATTCCTCATCACTTAAATCTGCTGGTTCCCAGAAAAACATTAAATAATTAAGGAGCCTTTCAAACGTTTTATAGTTTGCTGCTTTAGACATTGTTTTACCCGTAAGCATTCTGTACGAATACATGTTTTCTCTTACGTTTGTTATCTCAGGGACATAGCCTTTCAGTAGTTCAGCGCGAACAGCACGGTCAGAAATGAATTTTGGATCACTGTTGTATTTTATTACTCTCTCATTAACAAACCAGATTGCCTCATTTGCTTTTTCCAGTATTTCTGGTGCATCTTTTGACTTCACTATTTCTCTTGCTGCTTTTAAGCTTTCAAGGTTCCCTGTGTCATACCATGTAAATTGCTTGGCTTTGAATTCTATATTTTCCTTCACCATATCACGGATACCAAATGACTCTCCAATTTTGATAGAGCCATATTTTTTACCATCTTCCATCGCTTTCCAGAAAGCCTCGTAATCTTTTATACCGGCCAAACCAATATAAGGCTTTGTGTCGAAGGATAACACCTCTTCTTTCTCGCAAATTCTTTCAACGACGCTATTCTCAGACAACTTAAATGATCGATAATGGTGGTTGTTTTCAACCTCTGCATACCCGACCCAATTCATTGTAGGTTCTGGTACTTCTTCTAAAATAACCGTGTCATTGGGGCAGAATATAAAGGGTGATTGTAAAAATTCTTTGCACTGCAGGATCGTCAGTCCAAGACCTGAGCCACTACCACAATAATTTTCAATATTGACACAAGTGATCTGCCGATCTGAGT